CCATGTCTTCATAATCTTTAGGATCATGTTCTTCATAGTGGTAGTACTCTAACGCTTCTTGACGGCTCCAACCGTATTTTCGCATTAGGTGTCGAATTTTTTTCTCTTCGTCGTCCTCGTGATGAGCGTTTTCTTTAATTGTTTCATACATTGCTGTTAATCTATCAACTAAAGACTCATGCATTGGATGCTGTAATGGATTTGTTCCCGGAGCACGGGCCAGTGGACTTAATTTACCTTTGCTATTCATATCGTCGCCGCTGAATGTCACGGCATCAATGCCATGTGTGTGATGACCCATATCACCGTGAGCACTGTTAGCCCAAGTTTCGCCGTCATCGCCCATTTCTTCTTCCATACCAGTGTAGCACTCTTCTTCATCTTGGTCATGCGACATTGCTTTGACCATATCACCCATGATAGGTTCTTCTGCATCACCGTCGTGTGGTTCGCCAAACAAAGCGTGTCCATTGTCACTATCTCCACCGTCTTCAATATCTTTGAGAATATTCATAAGGCTACGAACACCGCCCGATCCTGAACCATTTAGGCTAACGTTCATGGTAACATTGTCTTGTTGCTTAGGCGGCTCTTGATGACCCATCATACCTGGCAAGCCCATTGGGCCGCCAATGATTTCAATACCTTCTTCTTCGGCAGGAGCATCAGTGTGTACTGGCGCAACTGGTTGTGCGTTTTCATCTATTGCTCTAATTGTTTTGTATAAATCGTTAAAGTTCATTATTTTGCTCCTTTGGATGTTTTAGGGAACAATTTTTCGTTGGCTCCTTCAACTTCTTTACCTGTTTTTTTGTCTGCTTTACCTAATTCTTGTAGGAATTTCATTTTATGTTTTTCACCAACTAAATCACTGTTATCGCTGGTTTCGTAATCTGTACCAAGGATAGCTTCACCTGTACGTTCATCATGTTGGTGATTGATTACATGTTCTGCTTCTTCGCCTAGTGTTTTCACTTTAACATTGGCTTGTGCCATTCCTAGTCCGCCGGCAACACGTTCACGCACTTGCATGCTGTTTGCTGGATAGTTAAGTGTAACATCAAAAATTGTCATACTGATATTTTTGTGTTCAGGAAATTCGTTGTGACGTTCTTGAATTGGCGTACGACGTGCGGCGCTTACGCCAGACACGTGGAATTCTGCCAGTGCACCTTTGATTTGCGCTTGGCAATCTTTAGGGCATTCGCCGGCAATTTTTACTTTGAATTCGTAAACTTTTTTGCTTTCGGTTAAGTATTCTTTAAATGATTTCATAATGTAATCCCAGTATTGTATTTATTTCATCTGCTTTAGTTTTTCTAGCAGACTATTGCGATCTGTAATGATTACACCGTCGCCCTGTATATTAATGCCTTCATCGGCATTAACAGCATCTTGATCCAACTTTTGCTTTTTTAATTGCAAATCAATCATTTTTAGTTTTTTATCAAGTTTTGCACTTTTAGCATCAATAGCATTTTTAAGCATACTTGCCGCAACTTCAAACATTCTAGCACTGTATCTAGCTTCAACATTCATGCCTAGGTCCATAATATCGTCATATGCATCTGTGGCTTTTTTAGCTAATTCGTCTAGCTCGTTGTCACCGGCATCGCCTAGGCCTTTTACCTGCGGCAACGCAGCTGCTATTTTATCGTATTCAGATATGTCACGGATAAACGGTTGGGCAAGCTCTGCTTTTTTAGCTTGCTTTTCTTCTTCCTTGACAATCTTTTTACTTTCAGGTAGATTTAATATTTCTTCAAGTCGTTTAGTCATAATAATACTTATGCTTATACTTGACTGAATATATCATTTTCGTTAAGCACTCTGAATCTCAAACCCTGTTGTTGGCACCAGAAATTAGCTGCTTTCCATTTGGCTTGATTTTTGACAAACTGTGCTTGATTATATTTGTTCTTACCCACACGTTCTAGTATACTCTGACTAGCAGGTTTTATCTCAATTAATTCTGTTAGTATTCTGCTATTTTTATCAAGATATTGTATAAAAAAATCTGGAACATAAACAGTTTGTCTACCAGTAAGTGGATCTTTATAAGGAATTTGTATAGCTTCACTTGCCCATTTAAGTATACTTTTATTAGTGTCGCAAAAATTCATGAATGTTAATTCCCAACTGGAACGATATGTCGGCTGTTTAGTGCCTACATACTTTGCAGGATTTTTCATTACATACTTTCCACGAGCAAATTTAGCCATATTAAATTAGAATGTTTCTAGCTTCAAATGTATTGGCTACAGGTGCTGTCCTATATCCTAGTAAACTTGTTTTGTCTCTGCTTGAGTTCAATACTTGTGCAACCACTTGGCTAAGTTGTACATCTGTAAGACTTTTTAGTGTGTCTAATAAAGTAAACACATCGACATTTTCTTGTCTTGCTTGATTTAGCATTACTACAGCAACACTGCCTGCTCCTACTTGATCAAAATCACGTTTTGTAAAAAATGCGATTGTTGCGTCAATTTCACCAGCAGGAAAACTTACAGGGTGTGCGTTACTTTTATAAAAAAAAGATTTAACACTTTCTGTTGTATTATTTTTAGTTATATTTGGTAAATTAGTTGTAGTCATAATTAAAAGTCAAAACTGTAATCGTCTGTGCTTCCTGAATCAAAATTGCTGCTAGGATTATTATCAGTGCCTGTGCCTGAATCTTGATTCCACGGTCCTGCTTCATCAAATCCGCCAGCATTATTTTCTGACTGTGCGGCAGCAATTTGATCTTGTGTGTTTGCATCTTCAACTGCTTGTTGATTTGCATCTTCGGTAGCTTGTGTTGTATCTTCTTCTTCGGATGTCGGATCTTCACCTTCGTTAGCTGAATCTGTTCCAGCTGTTCCTGCTTCAGTATTGCTAGAATTAGTTTTATTAGCTCCTGGGAACGAAAACCCTGAAAGGCCGCTGACAGCACTGCCAATTAAACTTGCAACACCTTTGATTGCAGCACCAATTAATGGTGCTGCAGCTGCACCTACAGCGGCTCCTACTACTAATCCGTTTGCACTTTGATAATTGTTTACCGTATTAAGAGCATTATTTAATATACCAGGACCTAATGGGTTGCCAGGACCAATGCCGGAAAGACTTGGACTATTTCCATAACTGCCTCCGCCTAACGGGCTTGGTGTATGATCGTAATGGCTTTGTGCGAATCCTTCAGGATTGCCGTCTTCGACAGCTCCAGACTCGTAGCTAATAGCTTCAAATTCTATTTTCATGTCCATGTCGTGGAGACCTGCTTGATAATAATCAACTTTGTTATGATTAAAACTTTTTATAATAGGATTCCACACTTGATACATTATGTATTCATGACGTGCCATTTGATAAATTTTTATATAATTAAAAAATGGTCGGGTGCTGCCGTTATCTAATCCGTACGGTACGGGCATTGCCATGCCATACGATCTTGTTGCATTTCTTGAATAAGCCCCTGGTGCTGTTGCACTTAACGGATCTGCATAATAATAACTATAGTAAGATTGCCATAGTTGATTAATCAACCCCATGTTATCATCGATAAACTTAATAGCGATTTCTCCACTTTTGTGACGAAATTGAGTGACTTTTCTTCTGTTATATTGATTTAATACTTGTGTATCTACTTGATAGCTTGGTAAATCTACACTTTTAACTAACATACCTATTTCATCACCGTATGCTTGTACTAACTGTGCATTTTGTAAAGCATGTCTGTTTATTCCAAAAGCCACATGGAATAAGAAACTATGCTTGGGAGCTAGCCTAAATTGGTCAACATTAAACAAATGATCAGCATGTTGCTGATCTCTTAATATTGTCGGACCTAAACCTGATTTGTATGATGCCATAACTTTATTTATCGTTAAAATAAAGTGAGTAGTTAATGAATAGTCATAATAAAACCCACCGAAGTGGGTTTTAATTGTTAACTACCTAGTACGCTAGTTCCGCCTGGGAATTTTTGTACTGTTTGTGCAGCACCAACTCCGTTAGTTGGAGTCTTTTGCACAGCATTATCAAATCTAATTGTTAAATCGATCATTGCTGGACCATTTTCACTATATTTGATATCATTCCAGTTAGTTGCTTCTAAATAGCAACCATAACATTCCCATACTTCTAAGCTAGTAGGTGTTGTAGAACCGTTACCACCGTCTAGCATCTCAATACGCATAGTAAACTTATAATCTAAGCCGCTAGCTGCAGAACTTTGTTCAAAGAAGTCAAATTGTTTTTGAATTTGTTCACCGACTAGTGTGCTTACTGCGTTAGTAGCATCATCACGTAGTTTAACTGTAATTGCTTCCCAGCTTGGCTTGCCGGCGTAATTGACTTTACTGTTATAAATTTCAATTACTTGGTTTGCAAATTTAACTTGTGGGCGAACAGCTTCTTGAACTTGTTTTGTAAGTTCAGTAGTGCTGCCGCTTGTTCCAAAGTTTTCAAAGCTGATTCTGAAGCGATACTTCAGTTTAGGCATTAACATACCCTGACTGCTTGCGCTTTGGTCAGATGCTAATGGTACTGTAAAATTTGATAGAGCTGCGATTGCCATTTATATTCTCCTAATTATTTTCCAAGACCTTTAATTGCGCCAGTGTTTTCTAAACGCAATGGAATATAGATAAATTCAACAGCTTTCACTGGTTCAATAGCTATATCGACATGGAGTTCGTTCGCATCAATTCTTGCTGGTGTGTTGTTGCTTGAGTCACAAACTACCAAGTAGTCGTACAAAGCACGTTGACCAACTAGTTCTAATAAGAACTTCTCAATTTGTTGTTTGATCTCATTACGTGTAATGGTATCGTTTGGTTCAAAGATGAACGGTTTAGCAATTACATTTAATTGATAACGCATGTAAATTACTAGACGTGCCACGTTGATACGATCTAAACTGCTAGCAACTAATTGGCGTGTCTTTTGACCATATGCAACTAATCCTGTTCCAGCTAGGTATGTAATTGGGTTAACATGCACAGCTGCTAGTGTATCACGTTGTCCAGTGTTTAGAGCAACAGTCTTAAATTCACCTGTTGCTGCTTCAACATAGCCCACGCTACTTGCATTAGTTACACCGCCACGACGTACACCAGCTGGTGCAAACCATGGATAAGAAACATTGTCGCTTAGAGCAATTGTACGTAACATAATGTGACTTGGAGGAACAACAATATAGTTTCCTAACAGGTCGCTAGTATAACCCCATGGATAATAAACTGCACTATAAGCATTATTTTCAATTAGGCCAACTTCACCGTCAACTGCTGCACCTGCTGCGTTGTTACCCCAGTTGCTTAATGTAGTAGCATCTGGTGCTAAACGAGCAGGAGTGTCGGCAACAATAAATGCTGATTCGCCGTTGTCTGTGTTTAAACTGATCAATGCACTAGTTGTTTCTAAGTATCCTGGGCAACTTAATAAGTTGAAAATAACTGTATCTGGTTGACGGATATTTTGATTTTCGTTAATTGTTGATAACAATGCTTTTAACACTACAGCACGTTGAGCTTTACGTCCAAATTGTCCAACACCTTCTAAGTCGTTTGGAGCATCGCTGATCCAACGATCTGGATAGTAGTTAGTCATTGGCTGACCTTCTGGATATACATCATCTGCTGTATAACGAGTGTTAACAGCACCTATGTCTATGTAACCAGCAACATATTTCTTAACATTGAAACCGCTACGACGTAAATTCCATAGCAATGTACCTTTTGGATATAATGCAGGATCTGGAGCATCGAAGTCAACAAAATTGCTTGTTAACAAACTAATAATTGAGTCAGGAGCACCTAAACCCATCTGCTCGCTACCGATAGCACCTTGGTCACTCCAACGAGCGTCAGCAAAAATAATGCCTTGGCTTGTTAAATGATCTGTGTTATCAATCAATACCCATTTACCAGTTAAACTATTGTATTTGTAGATTGTTGGGAAAGCTTCGGTATCTTGCGGATCGATCCATAAATCACCATTGGCTAATGGCCCACCACTACTTTGTAATGTAGGCATACTAGCACTGATAATTGGACCGTTTGGATCTGTAACTAGTGCGCCGCCAATAGGGTAAACTTGTTGGTTGTAAGCCTGGGCTGTTGTATCTAAATATCCAACCCACTCCATACCATTATTAATCATGATATCGATATCTTCTAAGAATGTATCGTACCATAATGTACCATCAGCTGGGGTTGTTGTCGGAGCACTTATCGATGGTGTTGCAAAACCTGTACCAGCTGTACCAACAGTACTTGACCACAAGCTAGCAACATATGTTCCTGATTCTGCCCATGTAATGCCGTTTTCTTCACCTTCGTCGATAATCGCTGCTGTAACATTCCAATAAGCTGTTGTTCCTACGGTAAACAACCTATCTAATGTATTGTTATCGTAAAAATACATATCACCGCCATTAGTATGTGTGATTGTAATAGAATTATCAGCATTACGTTTAGCCGTAACTGCTGTTCCTGCTACTGTTTGTAGGATAGCTGCTACCAATGCTTGTGAATCATTTACAGCATTTCCTACCGCTGTAAATGTAACAATACCTGGTGATCCAGGATCACCGTTAGTAAAGCTAGCTGGAGTTAATGTTTTAGATCCGGTTTCTGTACTAGCAATAAAGAACTGATATTCTGTTCCATTTGTAAATGTATCGTTATGGATAATGCTACTAGTAATTGCTGTTTCGCCTGTGCCTACTCGACGATATAATTTAAAGTCTGCGTAAGGAGTAACTGGATGCTCGTCATCATTGTATTTTACAAATACTGTGTTAGCAGGTAAATTAATTCCGCCGCCGTTTGGATCCAATGCGGCCAATGCTTCGTATGTTGTTTTGAACAATTTAACAGGTTGTGTGATCCACGATTCTGTTGTAGCATTGTAACGCTTAATAATCCAATCAGCACCTAAGTTAACGGGAGTTGTTTTGATCCATATACTGCCTGTTGGCTGTCCGTTTGCTGACCCTGGAGTTGCAAATGTACCATACTCTGGTGGTTGAAAGTGAGGACTAATTGTTAGTACAGGTGGATAATAAGTTGCCGATTGTAGTCCTAATTTAGCAACACTTGTTCCAGACAATGTGATATTTGTTGAACCATCTGAATATAAATTCAAGTAACCGTTAATAGCTGCGGCTGTAATAGTTGAACCAAATGCGCTCATAATTGCTGTTGCTAAATCTGTAACGTTTGTTACATTTCCAACCGGAGTACCGTTGATAATTAAAAAATCGCCTGGAGGAGTTAACTGGCCAGAAAGGCCGTTCAATGAAAGATCACTAGGGCCATTAACAACCAATCCGTTAACACCATTAACACCTGAAACTGTATAACCGTCTAATGCTGTTCCAGTTCCAGTAATTACCCAGCCGTTAACTAACAATGAAGAACCATTGTACATACTAGCATAATTACCACTAGCAATATGTAAAGTAGTTCCTCTGTCACCAGCCCCGCCCCAGCCGCCGGTGCCTGGAGTGCCATCGATATACCCTGTAAATGACAGTGGACTGCCAACTGATGCGACTAGTGTTGGATTTGCAACTGAACCAGTTGCTGTAGGACGACTTAATGCCCATTCAGGACTACCTACTTTAACCCATGTACCTGCTGCTGAATCAGTTTGTGGTTTTTTATACCATATAATGTTTAATGTAGTTACACTAACAATGGCATATTCGCCCACAGCGCCAACGCTGTCCAACGGAGCATATGTTGACTCGTCAACTAATGCCATATCTGTAATTGTTGTGACGTGCTTATGCGTAAATGTTTGGCCGTGTTTTACTCTAATAGAGTTACTATTCCATTCAAACAAACCAAAATTAGTAGCACCTAAATCTAACCACCAAGTACCGTCTGTAGGTAATCCTGCTGGAATTGTTGAACTGCCTAATAATTGTTTTGTATCTAAATCTGCACGGACAACATACGCACGATTGCTTACGCCCAATAAACTGTATGCAGCTTGCAAGCCATATTCGTTTAACTCGCCAGCATTGACTGGGTTGTTTTCAGCATCAGTTTGGAAGTATGGGATACCAAAAGTATTTCCAAGATCCATTTGACTTGTAAGTAAGTATACTTTACCTGCATTTGCTTTTACTGTGCCAGGTGCTGTACCTGTGCCTGAAGTATTTTTCTTATCTTGTTGACTAGCAACAACAATTAAAGGAACGGTACCTGGGGCGCCAGGTGTGTAGAATGATTCGTCTACTACTGTTACGCTTACGCCGGGTGAACTAAGTTGAGCCATATTGTAATCTCCATGAGTGCATGTTCTTAATGTATTTATGGTAATTTGGAATTTCTGGTGTGTTATACACCCACGAAAAGGCCTTGAAAAGGCCAGGTCTTATTAAATAAAATATGAGACCACTATGTTCGTGCGGATTACGCCCAACCGCTATAAACTATAAAAAGCATGGCAAGACTTTTTACAGAAGTATGTGCAATGTTTGCCTTAAACACGGTGCAGATGCAGGAGCACCGAGGTGGCATCGATCCGGATACCGCATCAAGAATCAGTGCGACAAATGCGGATTTAAAAGCCTGCACTCAGAAGTATTTGCTGTATTTCATGTAGACGGTGATTTAAATAATTGTCGCCCTGCTAACTTAAAAACCGTTTGTGCTAATTGCTCTCGAGTTCTGCACAAAGAGAATGTTCGTTGGCGCCAAGGCGATCTAGTTCCGGATTTATAATTTTTTGTACTTTAGCGTACAAGTCGTCGATGCTGGAATCATTGGTTAGAACATGATCAAAGCTGGTACCAACCCATGCAGTCTCGCTAGCATGAATTTTTAACTTGTCCATTCTAGTCTTGGCTAACATCCAGTTTATATGATGATCGCCGGCATTCATATCTACAGCATCTTGATACCAGGTGGGCTCTTCGCCTCGTTTTACACGGATAACAATGCCGCCTGCATCTTTAATACTTTTAATTTCATTAGGGAATCGACAATCACTTATAACGATATCGTCTGTTGAACTGCGTAATTTATTTTCTAAACTGGCAATCCACATGTCGTCATGAAATCCGTTGCGGCAAACTTCGGTGCCCCAATGTTGCAATACCCAGCGTGGCGTTAAATGCGGCATGCCTAAACGTTCTGACCACCAGGCATCAACTTCTTCTCGCCATGCTCGAGCTTGTGTTGTACGCCCTTCTAACATAGTACGGTCCCAACCAAATACCATGCTAACAGCATCTTTTAAACTGTTGGCAAAACTTTCTCGTCTATATCCATGAAAATTAGTAAGATAATCGGCAATAGTATCTTTGCCAGAACCAATAAAACCGCACACACCTATAATCATAGAACCTCCTGGATATGACATAGTATATAACAGTTTTGTTACAAGGTCAATAAATTTCTTAGCCTAATACAAAATAATAGCCCGAACCACCTGCTGTATAGTCCATTAATTCTTTGTCTAACTTTTCAATTTCTTCCTTGGCAGCAGACAATAATGCTGTTCCATTTAAAGTGATTGGACTTTGCGGTCCTGCGATGCTGGCAAACTTGCTACGTGCCTCACCCAAAATCTGTTTAGTTGTGGCCAGCGTGTAGTCTTTGAGCCACTGTTTTGCATATGTGTCTTGAAGCAATACCCAGTCCGGGCGGAAGTTATAGCATTGTACTAGAATTTGCTCGCCCTGAGCAAATGGACGTTGTAGGATAGTTAGCAAATGGCTAGTGGGTTTCCATTTGAATTCAATATAACTACCAAACATACGACCAACTAATTTTTGATAACCAGCAAAAGCATCGTATGTGGCTAGCCCTCCCATCATGCTTCCTGACATCAAATATGTGTTGGTATAAGCTAGGTTAAACGGTTCAAATAGCGTACCACCCGCACCAATTCCACTTCTTGAGCCAATAGCTCTACGAAATACTTGACGCACTTCGATAACTTCATCAGGTAATCTATATTCATTTTGATCCTGTATTAGCTCAAGGAACATGTAACTTTCTTCTACAGCATTTGGACTACGCTGTCTGTAGCGATTCAATGCTCTATCTAATGCTGTTTCAACATGTATAGGATCTAGCTCCAGATCAATCATACCGTCGCCCAGCATGGTTTTTACATACTGAAATACATGATTTCGTTCAGCTGTACTATTGCTTTGTGTACTTGGTGCCTTATCGTCCATAATTAGTTCCTCTATGATATTTATCTGTACCATAAATACTAGTATGCCACGCTTATCACTTTATAAACCCGAAAAAGGGTTAGATTACAAATTCGTAGACAGAGAAATATCTGAAATGTTCCAAGCCGGAGGCACTGATCTCTATTGGCACAAATACCTTGGATCTAACAACGATCCATCCATGGCTACAGCAGATAAACCTGCATATGCCAATACTAATCCTGCAAACATTCAAGATTTGTTGTTATTAGAAAATCGTGATAGAACATACGATAAAGAAATTTATAGAATTCGTGGTATTTACAATGTACAGAACATTGACTTTAATCTAAGTCAATTTGGTTTGTTTATAGATAATGATACCTTGTACATGGAAATACATATCAATGACTTTATCAAATATGTTGGTCGTAAACCTATAACAGGTGATGTAATAGAGTTGCCGCATCTACGTGATGAATTTGCACTAAATGACTTAAACATTGCATTGCCACGCTACTATGTAGTAGAAGATGTAGGCCGTGCTAGTAACGGATTTAGCAGCACATGGTTTGCGCACATATACAGATTAAAAATTAAACGTGTGTTTGATAGTCAGCAATTTTCACAAATTTTTGACGCAGCTGCCACTGATGAAAATGGCGATCCTACTAATCAATCTCTACGCGATGTATTGAGCATGTATAATCAAGAATTAGCCATCAATGACCAAGTTGTTGCGCAGGCAGAGTCCGATGCGGCTAAGAGCGGGTACGAGACTCGTCAGTTCTATACCATAGCTGTTGATGATACCAACGGTAGAACTGTTATTCAAACAGCTGATCAGGAAACTGTGGACGCCAGCGTTGCTAGCCAGCTCGCATCTGGCACATATGGTACAGGTCAAAAAACTGGATATCAAGGTTACTTAGTAGGCGACGGATATCCAGTTAACGGGCTTGATTTTGGATTTGGGGTAAACTTTCCTGCCAACCCAGGTGCAGATGATTTCTTTTTGAGATTAGATTTTTTACCCAATAGGCTATTTAGATTTGACGGTCCGTTGAATACATGGGTCGCTGTTGAAGATGCTGTTCGTATGACAATGACTCAAACTGACACAAGAGCAACACAAAAAACTGGATTTATTAATAATACATCATGGACATTCAATGATGTTGTTGCTACTGATTTTGTGACAGCTACTGTGGGTCAGACTGTAATAAGAACACAAATAGACAGTAGCGTAACTGCTCCGTATCTTGTGTTCAAACTTGACTCTTCAGTTCCAGGTGTAACTTTAATAGATTTTGAAACTTCAAAATTTCAAACAATATTTTCAACTTATGTATACACAGATAAGAATGGCATCACCAGTAATAAATTACAAATCAATTTACCTATAATTGATGAAACACAGCAAATACTACCTTATGCAGGACAATGGACTATTACATTGTACAATTATAGAGAATCACAACGTCAAAGTCTTAGCAAAGCACTGCGTCCTAAAGCAGATTTTTAAGGATAATAAAATTGGAATTTTTTTACGATGGCCAAATAAGACGTTACATTGCACAGACTATTCGTGTATTCAGTAACTTTGTAGTACAGTACGGCGATGGACGTTTAGTTCGTGTACCTGTATTATACGGAGACCCTGATAGACAAGTTGCCAATATTATGGCCAACAACAGTATGGGCAACAAAGTTAATAGTATACCTCGAATTAGTGTATATGTTACTAGTTTTGCATTAGATCGAGAACGATTGTCAGATGCAACATTTATTAGTAAGATACATGTGCGTGAGCGCGACATACAAGTAGATAACACTCCAGGAAGTCCAACGTATGGACAGCCTGTTTATAATCAAGATCAAGGACGTAATTATACTGTTGAAAGACTAATGCCTACTCCATTTAAACTAACTATGAAAGTGGACATTTGGTCTAGTAGTACTGAACAAAAATTACAGTTACTTGAACAAATACTAGTGTTGTTCAATCCTAGTTTAGAAATACAAACTACTGACAACTATATTGATTGGACCAGTTTGAGTGTATTAAATCTAAACGATATCAGCTGGAGTAGTAGACAAGTTCCAGTTGGTGTTGATAGTCCTATAGAAGTAGCAACACTAACGGTAGAAGCACCGGCTTGGATCAGTCCTCCAGTCAAGGTCAAACGTCTCGGTGTTATGACCAAAATTGTTAGTAATGTGTGGAACACTTCACAACTCAGTAATGATTCGTATATTGAAGGTCTGGCATTTGATCCCATTGGTCCTACTCCGTTATTCAGTAACACAATTACAACTCTAAGTGGTACTACACAGAACAACAAAATTGAAGTTTACGCCAACAAAGTTATATTACTAAACCACGGCGAAAGCGTTTATCCAAACGAACCTACACTGGATGCTGAACCAGTTAGGCGCGGAACTCCGTTAAGTTGGAAAGAATTTTTAGCAGCAAGCCCTGGCAAATATGTTGCCGGAGCTAGTATGCTGTATCTTACCCAACCAAACGGCACTTATGTTGTAGGAACATTTGCTATTAATGCTCTAGATGAAACTGTACTAACAGTAGAATGGAATCCAGATACCTTGACTGGCAATACTGGAATAGATAGTGCTGGAAAATTAGAAGGGTATCCTGGTTATAACCCTTCTACAAGTTATAGACCAAACAGTCCTGGCACGTTTGATGCTATTATCAATCCACAAACTTTTAATCCTACATCAAACGGTACTCCTGAAACAGGAACAAGATATCTTATTATAGAAGATATAGGCGCACCTGGTGTTGAAAACAATACTCTAGCATGGGGATCATTAGTAGCTGTTGCTAATGACATAATTGAATGGTCAGGAACTGAGTGGCATGTGATTCTTAATACTAACCACGAAACAACTACCATGATATG